GAACCCGTTTAAAGCGCTTTTCCGTTCACGGGATAAGCCACAAAACAGGCTGGGCGGCGGGTACAGTTTCCTATTCGGGAGTACGGCAGCTGGCAAAACCGTTAATGAATTGACAGCCATGCAGACGTCCGCCGTTTACGCCTGTGTCCGTATTCTGGCCGAGGCAATCGCTGGTTTACCGCTGCATGTTTACCGATACAAGCCGGACGGCGGCAAGGAGCGCGCCATAGACCACCCGCTGTATTATCTGCTGCACGATGAGCCAAACCCCGAAATATCCTCATTTGTGTTCAGGGAGACACTAATGAGCCACCTATTGCTTTGGGGGAACGCCTACGCGCAGATAATCCGAAACGGGCGCGGGCAAGTTATCTCACTATACCCGCTGCTACCGGATAAAATGGTGGTCGAACGCGCCGATAACGGCGAACTTGTGTATAAGTATTACCGTGACAGCGACGAACGCGGTAAAACCGGCATGATAACATTGCGCCGTGATCAGATCCTGCATATTCCAGGCCTCGGTTTCGATGGGCTTATAGGCTACAGCCCCATCGCAATGGCGCGTAATGCCATAGGGATGGCACTTTCTGTGGAAGACTTCGGCTCAAATTTCTTTTCGAACGGCGCGAACCCGGGCGGGATTCTCGAACATCCGGGCGTCGTCAACGACCCTGAGCGATTACGGCAAAGCTGGCAATCACAGTTTTCCGGCGCTGGCGCGCATAAGGTAGCCGTCCTTGAAGAAGGCCTTAAATTTCATCAGATGTCTATAGCACCCGATCAGGCACAGTTCCTTGAAACCCGGAAATTTCAGATTAACGAGATTGCGAGGATATTCCGTGTCCCTCCGTCGATGATAGGCGATCTAGACAGGGCGACATACAGTAATGTGGAGCAGATGTCCCTTGACTTCGTAAAATTTACTTTAAATCCGTGGGTATGCCGTTGGGAAAACACTTTACAGCAGTGTTTGCTCCTTCCATCCGAAAAACAGGATATTTTTATCAAACTTAATCTGGACGGCCTCTTGCGCGGAGCTTATAAAGAGCGCATGGATGGATATTCCATCGGAATCCGGAACGGTATCTTTTCGGTAAACGATGTCAGAACGCTCGAACAGATGGATCTGCTGTCCAATGAAGAGGGCGGCAATATTCACTTTGTCAACGGCGCGGCAATTAAGCTTCCAGATATTGGCGCTCCGTATGGTACAAATTGAGAGGAGTGGTAATTATTAATAAATTTTGGGTCTGGGCACAGGACGCCGATACTGGCGAACGTGTCCTCTATCTGGATGGCATCATAGCCGCCGACAGTTGGTTCGCCGACGATGTAACACCAGCCGCGTTTAAAACAGAATTATTTTCCGGCAGCGGGGATGTGACTATCTTTCTTAATAGTCCGGGCGGCGACTTCATCGCGGCAAGCCAGATATACACAATGCTAATGGACTATCGGGGCCATGTTACTGTCAAAATAGACGGCATCGCCGCCTCTGCCGCCAGCGTGGTGGCGATGGCCGGTACAAATGTATTAATGTCGCCCACCGCCACGATGATGATTCATGACCCCAGCACAATAGCCATTGGGGACAGCGAAGAAATGCGCAAGGCAATGGATATGCTGTCCGAGATCAAGGAGGCGATCATCAATTCATATGAGTTGAAAACTGGCTTGTCACGGGCGAAGCTGTCTCATATGATGACCGCCGAGACATGGATGAACGCTAAAAAAGCGGTGGAGCTAAATTTCGCGGATGGCATTTTGGAGGATGAAAAGCAGCGGGCATTGTCTGATACATACGTTTTCAGCCGCCGGGCAGTCACAAACTCGCTGATAAACAAGCTTCAAATGAAAGTAAAGGCCCAAACAGGCACGCCAATTGAGTCGTTAGAAAAACGGCTCTTTTTAATTTCACACTGATTTTGAGGAGGATCACAATGAGTAAGAGTTTAGAACTGCGCGAAAAACGCGCCAAAGCTTGGGACGCCGCGAAAGCGTTCCTTGACACAAAACGCGGCAGCGACGGCCTTCTGTCGGCAGAGGATACCGCTGTCTACGAGAAAATGGAAGCCGATGTAGTCGCCCTCGGCAAAGAAGTCGAAAGGTTGGAAAGGCAGGCGTCCATTGACGCGGAAATGAACGCGCCGACATCCGAAGCCATCACCAACAAACCCCAGAAGCAGGCCGTCAATGGCAAAACTGGCCGCGCCAGCGACGAATATCACCGCGACTTTTTCGCGGCTATGCGCGGAAAGCCCATCACAAACGTGCTGTCTGTCGGCGTCAACGAAGACGGAGGTTATCTGGTGCCGACTGAATTCGAGCGGCAGATCGTACAGGGCCTGGATGAGGCCAATGTCATACGAACGATTGCGAAAAGGATCAGCACGGCGGCGGAGCGCAAGGTTCCCATCGCGGCCACACCGTCCGTAGCGACGTGGGTGCCCGAAAACGGCGCAATCCCTGAAAGCGGCGTGACTTTCAGTCAGAAAACGCTGGACGCGTTCAAACTCACCAACCTTATCAAGGTCAGCGTCGAGTTGTTGGCGGACAGCATGTTTGACATCGAAGCGTATCTGGCCGCTGAGTTTGCCCGTTCCATGGGCGTAGCCGAAGAAGAAGCATTCTGCGTGGGTGACGGAAATGGAAGGCCTACCGGAATTTTCGATCCTGATAACGGCGCGGATCTTGGCGTTACAACCGCCAATCCCACGGCTATCGGCTTCGATGACGTTATCAGCCTGGTATATTCGCTGAAATCCCCGTATCGCAGAAACGCTGTTTTCCTTACCAACGATTCCACCGTGGCCGCGTTTCGTAAACTGAAAGACGCCAACGGCCAGTATTTATGGCAGCCCGCGTTAGTCCAGGGTGAGCCTGACAGACTGTTGGGGTACCCTCTGTACACATCACCATATACGCCTGTAATTGCTCCGGAGGCTTTTTCTGTGGCGTTCGGCGACTTTGCGAATTACTGGGTGGCGGATCGCTCCGGTAGGACGCTCCAGAGGTTGAACGAATTGTTTGCCGGAAACGGTCAGGTAGGCTTCCTAGCGATGTCCCGTGTCGACGCCAAGGTGATCCTTTCCGAAGGCATCAAGCTTCTGCGGCAAGCGGAGGAAGAATAAACGGAGGCGGGCCGCATGGTGATTGAGGATTTACTCCCAAAAGTTAAAGCAAACCTGATACTGCGGCACGATGAGGATGACGATCTGTTGTTGAATATCATCCGCGCCGCCGTTTCATACGCTGAAAGCTATCAGCATATCGCCGAGGGCTATTATTCCGAAAATGTCATGCCGCCGACCACCGAACAAGCGATAATTATGCTGTCGAGCCATCTCTACGAAAGCAGGGATGGCTCGACAGCGGGCTTTTTTACCGATAATGTGGCCGCCGGGCAGCAAGTATGGAATACTGTCAACACTTTACTGCGGCTGGATAGGTTGTGGCATATATGAGCTTCGGAAAAATGAATCAGGAAATACAGATAGCCGAAGCTGTCGTGTCTGCGGACACTTATGGATTCAATACCGTGACTGATAACATTCTGGCCGAAACCCGCGCATATGTGGAGTACCAGCATGGTACCGCGCGCTGGGCAAACTTATCCGCCTTTTCCACGGCCACGGTGATGTTCCGGTTCAGGTACATACCGGATCTGGCTATAACGCCGTCAATGGTTATTCTCTTTGACGGCAAACGGTACAGGATTACAAGTGCGGAAGATGTGAGGAACCGGCATATGTACATCGAAATATACGCGGAAATATGGGAACCGAAAGTGGGCTAATCATGAACATTTTAAGCGATTTGAACACCCTTTTGACTGGGCTGGGCTTTAATGTCGCGACTGCTGTCTACAAAGACAATCCGCCGGATGAATATATCGTGATTGAACCAACACGGGATGTTTTCCTTGGGCACGCGGACAACAAACCGCGATTTGAGAGCCAGGGTGCTGAGATTTCGTTATTCACACGAGGATCGTTTATAGACCGTAAGGACATTATTATCGGCGCTCTTATGCGTGATAACTATAAGATTCCCCTGCGGGATTATCTGGGTGTAGATAACGACGCCGGATTGTACCATTACGTAATCGGCGTCGTTAAAGCATACGGGTTGACGGCTTATGGCGCGTAAACACACCAGCCGGATGACAATAACGTCCTCCGAGATTTCCGCCGCGATAAAAGAGCAGCTTAACAATTACCGCGAGGATGTGACGGGTGTCGTTCGGGAAGCCGTAACGGATACGCTGCGGGACGGTTTGTGGGAAATCGGGCCTGCCGGTCAATATCAGGATCGAACCGGCAAGTACCGTCAGAGCTTCAGGATCGACACAACCATAACCCTGGTGTACGCGGGCGGGACGTTATACGCGGATGAGCGCGGTTACCGGCTGGCTCACCTGCTTGAATACGGGCACAGAACCAGAAACGGCGGTAAAACAAGGGCCTTCCCTCATTGGCGGCCCGTGGAAAAGAAAATGACAAACGCGTTCGAGGAACGAGTTATAGACGGCATAGAAAAATTAGGAGGATGACATGAAGGTTTCATTCGGATTAAGCAATGTGCATTACGCGCAATATACACCCGGCACCGGCGGCACGCTGGGTACGTGGGAAACACCAATCGCGATACCCGGCGCGGTCACATTCTCACCGGAAGCGCAAGGCGATTCATACACCTTTTACGCGGACAACTCAAACTATTTCAGCTACACCACGGACAACGGGGACGCGGGCGATCTGGAAATGGCCTATTTCCCTGATGAGTTCCTGATGGATATTCTCGGCTGGATAAAAGACGATAACGACGTGCTGCTTGAATTGGCCGGACAGCCGCAGAAGCCCTTTTCGCTGCTGTTTGAGGTTCAGGGCGTGGACTTTGACGGCACGCCAAACCCAATCAGGCAGGTTTATTACAACGTTTCGGGCGCAAAGCCGACAACCGGGTATTCGACAACACAGGAGGGCATAGAAGTTCAGACCACAACAATGCCGATAACCTGCGCGCCGCTGATGTTTCCCGACATCGGGCAGCTTGCCAAGGCCCGTGTAACGAAGAAAGATGGCAAAGTTTTCGACGACTTCTTTGAGGCTGTATATATTCCGGACATCACACCGTGATATGCGGGAATTGGTCAGCAATGAAATGATAATACCGGCGCGTGGGAGCAATCTCGCGCGCCTTTATTATACCCAGCGGTTCGGGAAGGACTTTGATCAGGCGCTCATAAGCGAATTGAAGCCCGAAAATGGGATAGCAAGGCTGATTATCGCGCTTTACAAGGTTTTATGGGCAATGAACAAGGCCGAGAATTATTACCTGCGCAAATCGACACCGGATTATGAGCAATGGCGCGAAAGGCTCATAAAGAGCGGGTTTGACATAAGCGAGTGCATGGACGATCTGATGGCCGAGATTACGGAGGGTTTTACAGTCACCCGTACATACGGAAAACAGACGTCCGG